CGTCCAGCAGATCGGTGATGTTCTGCCGCCCGCCGTAGAGCCGCGATGGCAGGCTTTCCGGGTTGCCATTGTCGTCCAGAAAGCCGTTGATCGCCTCTTGCACGATCTCGCGGACCTTCTGCCGCTTGCCGGCCCGTCCGGCCAGTTGACGCTGCAGGAAATCGACCGGCGCCGCGCCGTTGACCGGCACCTCCTTGTCGAACACGCCCAGCTCGTCGGGCGAGAAACGCTGGCGCGCCTCGATCGCACGGTCCAATGACGCGCCGTCGCCCATCATGCGCTGGTAGCCGTCGGTGATCGTTTGCTTTGCTGCGTCTTCAACCTTGCGCACGCTGGCATCGAAGCCCGGATCTGTGTCCCGCATCACGATCTCATGCGTGGACCCCTCGGTGCTGAACTCGCGCGCCGCCTCGGTGCGCTGAGCACCGTCGATATAGACGTTGTGGTCAACGCCCTGCGGCCCGGCCCGATCGGCCGGCGTTTGCGTCACGTCCTTCAGGAAGTTGTTGGTCACCTGGCGCGCGTCAGGCTGCGGCTGTGGCTCGCGCGTCACGTCGGCGCCGATGCCCTCGATCTCGGCATTGACATCCGGCGGTTTAACCGGGCCTTGGTAGACGCGAGGCTCAGTCGCTGGAGCGGTCTCTGCTGGCGCTGCTTCGGCCTGCGGCTGGGCAGGTCGCACGGTGACGGTCGGCACGCCATCGGCCCCCACCGTTGGCTGTGCCGTTGGCGGCTCGCGATCGACACGCTGAACGTCGGCGATTGCCGCCTCGGTGGGTGTCGGTGCGCGGGCGGCATCCTGCCGCTCGATCACATCGGCCAGCTCTGGACGGAATGCCTGCGGTCCCAGGCGGTTGCGGGCTGCGGTCTCGATCTCGCTGGGCAGGCTGCGGACATACGGCCCAAGCCCAGGCTGTGGCCTCAGTGGCCCGAGATGCGGCCCGCCGATGAACGCCTCGGGCACTGAGGCTATGGCGCGGCCCAACTGCGGATTGATCGGCGAGACGGCTTCCTGCACCGCCTGCTGACCGCCCCGAAACGCGGCGTTGCCGGCGGCCAGCAGTGTATTGCCGATCTGGCCAAGCGGGCTCGCAAAGTAATAGCCGAATGGCCCCGAGCGCTCGATTGCCTCGCGCTGCTGCGGATCCATGATAACCGGCGCCTCGCGCCAGCCCTCGGCTGCTGCCTCGCCGACATGGCCCGTGCTGAACGTGTGCCCGGAGCCCGACACCAGCGGCAGGCCGCGGATGGTGTTCTGCGTTGTGCCAGCAGGTTGAGCAGCGGCACCCGAGCCGAACACTTGCGCGTCGGTCATCTCGCCAGGTCGCGGCCCGGTGCTCGCGAACACCTCGGCGTCGCTGAGTTCCTGGGCCATCAGCTGTTCGGCACCGCAGGCCGTCCCGCCGGCACCCAGCCGGTGCCGGTCCAGTTCATCGGACCCTGTGGCGTCAGGTAGCGGCCGGGCGGGCGCTTGTCCGCCGGCGGGATGCCGGCCGGCAACTGCGGCGTCCGCGCATCCAGCGGCTTGTTGGCATAGTCGGCTGACTTAACTGATTTCGTGTCGTCGGGGTTGATGCCGCTGGCTTCCTCGAGCGCCTTGGCGTTGTAGCCATCCGCCGCCATCGAGCGCACCGTCCGGTCTCGTGCCGTTTTCAGCAGCCGCTGTTGCACGGCCAGGTTCTGCCGGATTACGTCATCGGTCATGCCTGGATTGATGTCGGCCTTGTCGTATTCGCTCTTTTCCGAGGCGGTCAGCGACTGCCCGGAAATCACCTGCCGGGACGCAATCTTCTGGCGCTGATACTGCGACCACCACTCGGCCGCCGGCACGTTGCCGATGCTGGTATTGCGCGCGATCCAGTTTTGCGTGTCGCCGACAAAGCCCACGCGCGAGCCGCCGAAGCCGGGCGCAAAGGTCGCGTCCAGCTGACCAAGCTCGTCGATCATGCCGGCGTGGCCGATCAGCTTCTGCCGGTCGACGCTGGGTAGCGGGCGCCCACCCTCGCCGCGCGCCTTGGCCTGGGCCGCCAACACCACAGGATCGGCCGGCCCGCCTGGCACGAACTCCTGTTGCGTCGGATCGGTGCCCGACCAGCGATAGCCTTCCCTGAGTGGCCCGCGCATTCTCAGCGCATGGTCCTCCGCCTGTCGCACCGCCGCATCAGTCTCGCGCTGCTGGGTTGCCGTCCGGCTCGTTGCCAGATCCGCCTGCGCCTTGCGCTCGCGAAGCTCTTTCAGGATCGCCAGCGTGTCGGTCTGCGCCTTCTGCTGTTCCGCGTCGTTCCCCTTCAGGTAGGCGTCTCTGAGCTTACCAAACTCCTCGCTGGTCACGTTCGGATCTCGCTGCGCGTCGCGTAGCCGCTTCATCTGCGACGCGGTGAACCCGTCGTTGTTGCGTGGCTCGAGTTGTGGCAGTGGCGGCAACGGCGGCAAATCGGGTTGCGCAGCGGCAGCCGGCGGCGCTGCTGCCGCGGGCGTGGCGTCCGTGGCCGTGGGAGCCCCGCCAGGCCCCGTTGGCGTGACCGAGGCGACCTGCACCCGTCCCGGCGCTCCAGGCCCGCCAGCGGGCGGCTGAGCCGGCGCATTCGGCCCGGCCAGACCTGGATACATGCGCGCTTGATTGTCCAACCAGGCCGTATCGCTCGTCGGCTGCTCCGACGCTGGCGCGGGCAATCCCAGCTGTGCCAGCCGCAGCGCCGTCGCCGAACGCCGCTGCATTTCCGCAACCGTGTCTTTCGGCCGCAGATATGCTTCGGACACCTGCGCTGCTTTGCCGGCCACGCCCTGCGCCGATGCGATCCGGCCGCGCGCCAGCGACTCGCTGCCGCCGAGTTCGTGCATCACGAAATCCAGCTGCTCGTCCAGCGGCGCGTTGTCCGGCGCATGGCCGAACTTCGCCTGATAGGCCGCCAGCCGGTCGGCGTTCCACTGGAACAACCCGTGCGAGCGCCCGCCGTCACCGGCACCAGTGTCCGGCTTGGCGCTGCTTTCGTGCAGTGCATTGGCCGCGAATGCCGTGGCGGTCTCGGGGTCCATGCCGCGCTTCATCAGCCCATCGCGCACGGCGTTTGCCCGCGTCACCGCCTCCGGTTCGATGTCACCGCTCGGTGCTGCCACCGTCGTTGCCGGAGCCCCTGTCCCTGGTGCGCCTGGCTGTGGTGCCGGGCCAGGCGCCGCCACCGTCGTATCGCCCGGCAGCATGCCGGCCTTGGCTCTGGCGTTCGCGCCCAGCTTGAACTGATCGGCCGATGGCGTGCCCATGGCAGCGAGCTGCGCGATGGTCTGGTGCCCCGGGTACTGCGACGGCGCCCGCTTGGCGAAGCCGCCCGCCTGCAGGTTCTGCACGATGCCGGGATACGCCGCCTCGCGCTGATCCTCCGGCAGCGTCAGCAGGTAACTGGACGCCCGCGCCACCATCTCCTGATCCCGCGCGTCGATCCCCTGCTGCGTCTCCTGCTGCTGCAACAGCGCGTTCTGCTTCTCGATCGCGAACCTCTCTGGCCGCATCTGATACGCTTGCATGTCCAGCAGATCGTTCGGCGTCATCCACGCCGAGGGCTGTGCGCCGCTCATCGCGCTACAGCCACGACTGACCGCCGACGCCCACCGAGTATGGATCGCCGATCGTGCCGCTGTTCAGAATGTTCGTGTTGTTGCCGTAATACTGCGTCCCGCCAGGGAACAAGGCATTTTGCGCGGCCTGCATATTCTGCGGCGTCAGCAACTGGTTTGCCGTCGTGCCGATGCCCTTTGCCGTGTTGGCATAGATGCTCGACATCGCGTTGCCCTGGCCGAGCTCCACCTGTGCAGCATTGCCGCCCACGCCGGTCGCCGCCCGCGCCACTGTATCGGAAGCGGTCAACCCCTGGCCGCTCAGCGCAAAGAGCCGGTTGTAGTAGTTGGTGAACTCCTGGTCAGCGAGCCCCTGGCCGAACGTCTGCTCTGCCTTCAGCGTCGCCCCCGAGCGCAACATACCCTGTGCTGCGGCACCCGCATCGACCGCGCGCAGCCCCTGGTCCAGCTGGAAGCCATAGCCCGGCGAGGTGCGGAACGCATCGAACGCGCCGGCCTGTGCCTCCGGGCCGTATTGCCCTTGCAGCGCGCCGGTCTGATAGCGCCCGAAATCACCCGTCTCCCGATAGGGCTCCAGATCCCCCTGCGCTGTCCGCAGGCCCTTGGAGAGCGCGTTCTGTGCCGACGACGCCGCATCGCGCACGGCGCCCGCCTGCATCGCCGAACCGGCAAGCCCGGCAGCGGCACCAACGCCCGCGGCAATCGCCCCAGCAGCTGCGAACGGCATGTCTCAGTCCTCCAGCTCGAGATGATGTTCCGCCTCGACCGCCGGATCGCCGTCAGAGTCCACATGGTCGGCGTTGTGGATGCAGGCGAAGGTCGCCGACGGCGTTAGCGTGCGGAACGCGTGTTTGCAGCCGGCCGGAATGCGGACGGTCGCCGGCGCCATGAAGTCGCCCACCAGCACGCCATCGCGCCACACCCGCACCATGCCCTGCAGCACGGCGGTGATGTGGTCGTATGTGTGTGCATGGGTTGGCACGAGCGTATCGGCGGCGGGCACCCGAAACAGCTTCATGTAAATGCCGCCGTAGATGGTCAGCGACAGCGTCTCGGGCTGATGCTCGGCGCGTTTCATGTGTGCTATGTCCGTCTTGTGGCGGTGCCTGCAAGAGCGGGCTCGGTGCCCGTTCAGGGCACCGGCCACACCGGAGAGCTCAGCGATGCTCATTCGCTTGGTGATCCGGTGGACGACGAAGCGGCTACACTTGCTGGTGGAAGTCCGCTTCGGCGTCTAACCGGGCCAGGTGGGGCGTTCACAGCGCCTCACCTGCGCCTGGGATACTACTCCACCCGCATCGAGACAATCAACGTGATGCGGTCGCTCTCGCCATCGACGTTCACGGTCGAATGCGTTTCAAGATTGTCGAACAACCAGGCGTCGCCCGTCGCCATCACTACCCGCTCATCGCCGCATATGTTGTAGCAGTGCGGATTGGTCGCCAGCGGCAGATACGCCTTCGTCTGGAAGAACTCGCTATGCCACCGCCCCTTGTCGTCATGCGGTGCGACCTGCCCGCCAGCGGGCACACGGGTAATAAGCACCCCGCCCAGCTGCACCGCCTCAACGCGCGACATCAGCCCGAACACGATCGGCCGGAGGTGCGGCAACGAATGCCACGCCGGGTAAAATACCGGCACGTGCGGCTCGGCGAACGCCTCGCGGTTGGTCAGTTCCTCCGGTGCCCTGAAGCGGATCCAGATATCGTCAGTTCCTACGAACGAGCCCGCGCCACCCGTGCGCGCTGTGTGCTGGTTCCAGAGCGCCGGCTGCCGATAGAGATCCAGCATAAGCGGCAAGGTCTCAACGCCCGCAGCGATCTTCTGGAAGTGCCGCACTAGCGCACCCGCCTTGCCGCAATGATGCCGTAGGCCGACATCGCCGCCGTCGTGAAGCTGGTCACAGTGCCCAGATACGCCGTGCCCGCCGCGCCCAGGCTCATTCGCCGCTGTGGCGCCACCAGGATCTGCGCCCCACCGGCCGCCGCCCCTGTCGCACTGAACTGCAGCACGCTCAACAGCCCGTCCGCAGGCTGCGTGGCCGACGCCGTGTTGACCCAGGCTTGCAGCGATCGCACCACCGTCGTGCCGGCCGGCAGGAACCCGACCGAGCCCCACACGTCCCAGTCGCCCGGCGTCAGATCCAGCGAGGTCACATTCGCCAGCGCGCCCGCGATCAGCGGCAGCGGCGATGACGACGCCCGCGACGCCGTCAGATACTCGCCAACCTGCCCGGCTGCGGCATCCGAGCCGTCCGTGACGCCGCGGCCGGCATCGGAGACCTGCTCCCGCAGTCCCACCAGCTCGTCCGCCACGTCTTGAAAGTAGGCGTTCCATGCCTGCGAGTGCTGTCCGCCGGTCGAGACCAGCGGCGGGTCATTGGCGGGCGGCTGCAGGCGGCCGGCGCTACCCGACATCAGTGTGCCGCCGCGCTGATGTCGGCATCGACGCCATAGATCACCGTGTGCCCCTCCATGACCAGGCGGAACGTGCGCTGGCGGAAGCTGCCGAGCCGCGTGGTGAATACCCGCTTGCGATACTGTCCGGTGTTGCTCGCCAGCATCGCCCGCCCTGGGCTCGTCCAGGTGTAACCGCCATCGTCGGACCACTGCAGCAGCACCGCGCCAGGATTGCGGAGCTCGCCGATTTCCATCTCGACCTCGAGCCGCGCGCAGTATGCCCGTGCCGTGCCGCCCCACAGCGGCGGCAGCTGGATCAGCCGGAACTGCAGCACGCCGTCGTCGGTCTCCAGGAACGGGATCGTGGTCAGCACCCGCCCCGAATTGGACGGACCGAAAATCGGCGTGTCGCCATAGAGCGCCGAGCAGAGCGGCAGCCATGCAAGGTTCGGCCCGGAGCTGCGCTCGTGCCAAACTTTGGTCGCCACATCATAGACCAGGGTTACATTGCCATAGGTCAGGCAATAGAAGCTGTGACCGCGCTGGGCGTAACTGTGCCCGCACACCGCCGGCACGCCCAGGCTGCGGATGATCTCCTCGATCGCGTGCGTGCTGACCCGCTGCGCGTTATAGCCGACACTGCGAAAGACGGTGCCCTCGCGTGCGACCCAGAACAGCGAGCCATCCAGGATCGCCAAGGTCTTGATGCTTTCGGCGCCGTAGGGGATGACCCCGCCGGGCCGGCGCAGGAACGGGAAATCAGCGCGCCCGGCGTTATACCAGACCTCCAGCGCCATATCGCCGACGAACCACAACTCGCCCTTCAGCGTAACCACCCGCCGCGCGATGTTCGGCACCGCATCGGTGAAAGCGAAGTCGAGCGCATCGTATGCGTTGGGATCGAGCAGCCGCGAGGTGAAGAAATTACCGTCGAGGTCGTTGCTGGTGAACACCCAATAGCCATCGAGATAGGTTACGCTGTTGGCGCCTGGGAAGTCCCCGCCGATCTGGTTGAGCGGGCCGCCGTGGGTGCAGGTGAAGGCGTTGGGAGGCATCACGACGACGCAGCCCGTAACCCCGGAGGCAATCGTCGGCATCAGGTTTTTGGAATAGTCCGCGCCGGTCGGTGCGCCGATGTCGCCCAGATCCTCGACCACGAACACCGAGCCACCGAACGGCAGGATCGCGCGATAGAAGTGCGACCCTGACACCGCGTAGATGATGCCGGGTTGGTCGGTGTTGAGCGCCGTCACCGGGCCGGTGCCGAACGTCACGCCAAACGGAAACAGACCGGGCGCGGCGACCAGCGCCGCGGCGGTGCGGCTGTCCTGCGGCGCCTGCTCGGCGAAAAAGTTAAGCAGCCGCTTGTTGGTCAGCGGCCCGCTCAGATACTCGTAGCTTTCCAGCGGCAAGGGGATGCGCCGCATGCCACGCTGCGGGGGTGCCGGCGCGTCACTCATACTGCTCGTCCCTTGGACGCTCGCCCCTTATCTGCGCCTGCAACTCCTCGATCCTGGCTTTGAGTTCGGTGATCTCGGCATGGGCGAACGCCAGCGCGTTCAGCGCCGCGTCACGCTGCTGGGCGATGGCGGTGCGCACCAGATCCTCGTTCGCCATCAGTTGGGCACCACCAGCAGCCGAAAGCCCGCGCCGCCACTATCCGGAGCGCCGGCGGCGAACTGGCGCAGGCCAACCCCGGTCACCCACACCGAGACGGTCGGGGTTGCCGTGGTGCCGAGCAGCATGGCGGTCGATCCGCTCGAGCCGGTGACGGACAGCGCGTTATTGCCGAAATGCACCAGCGGACCGTTGGCTGTTGTGTCGCTGACCAACTCGCCGCCCTCGCCGCCGCCGCCCCATGAGATGCCGCCGGCCCCGGAGCCGCCGGACGGCAGCGCGATCGCCGCGCCAGCGAACGAGGCGGTGGTAAAATCAATGCCGCGCGTGGCCGTGGCCGAACCGGCGGCATTGCCGCTGCGGATCAGGGCGTTGCGGGCGGCGCCCATGTTGGCGACCAGGTCGCTGCCGAACAGGATGCCGTCGCGGTATCCGAAGCCACCGGGCTGGCGACCGATCAGCAAGGCGGCGCTGCCATTCAGTCCGTCGCCGCTGGATGTCGCGGTATCGATGATCTGAATGCCGATCTTGCTCCCCACCATCGGCTGCTGGACATCGGTGTTTGCCTCAAATGAGCAGCAGTTGGCGGTGGCGGCGGCGGTGGAATACACGCGGGCATAGGAATTGCCGCCGAACACATTGCCCGACCCGGTCTCCAGGAAACCGAAGAATGCCGCGGCCACGTTCATCTCGTTGACGCTCGCGCCGTTCATGGTGATCTGCGCGGTGAACGATTGCCGGTGCCCGACGCCGGCGTTGCGGATGTGGTTGACCACAATCGCGTCGAAAAACCCGCTGCCCATGTTGAGCGATTCAGGGATATCGAACTGCAACACGGGCGACGATGTGGTGACGACGCCGATCGGGCCGAATTGCTTGACTGCCGCTGCGATGGTTGGCGCGGCGCAGACCGGCGCCATGGCGGCGGATATGTTGGCCGCGCAGTAGGCGCGCAACGCGATTGCACTGAACCGCCCGGACCCGGCGCGTTCGCCGACGACGGAGCTGCTGTCGTTGACCGCCCCGAGGTCCGGCATCTCGACAATGCGGATACTGTCAGTTTCGATCATGCCAGCACATGCTCCTCGGTGTCGGTGTGAACCGGCTCGTAGGTGTCGGTCAGCAGGTGCGGCGCAACGCCCTGAGCCGCGACGCCGTATTGCGCGATATGCAGCCGGCCGGTCATCAGCACCTCGGCGCCCAGCGTGTCGTTGAGCTGCACGCTCCACCGGCAGCGCCGTGGCCAACGGCTCAGCGTGCCACTGCTAAAGCTGAAGTCGAACGCGCCGCTGATGCCGGAGACCGCGACGCCGTCGCCGCTCCACAGCAGTCGCCCACAGTGTGGAAACGCCGTGCCGTAATCCCAGTAATGGCCAGCCACATCCGGCCAGACGGCGAACTGAGCGGCGGGGCCGCCGATGCCGCCGGTCACGTCGATACCCGGCGCGGTTGGCGTATCGGCCTCGACGATCAGGACGCGCAGCCGCAGGCTGTCGGCCGCCGCCAGCACCAGGTCGCGACGCGGGATATGGATTGGCGTGGTGCGCAGATAGGGCACCGTCATGGCAAAGGAGGGCATCGCTGTTCCCTACAGGTCGGCCGAGGCGGTGAACGTGACATTGAGCCATGTGGCCGCCGAGGTGGCGGCTGTGCCACTCATAAACAGATCGCGTTGGGTGCTAACCGTGGCAGTCGGTGCTGACAGATTGTTGCTGGAGTTGTTGGTGATCGCGATGGTCGGGTTGGCGCGCATCGTGACCGGCAGGCTGTATGGCACATAGAGCGTTTGGCCGGTTGATGCTGTAGGACCGCCACCGACGACTCCCCCGGTGGCAAAGAATCGCTGGCAGTTGGAAAGTTCGTCCCGCGGCAACAAAGCCGCCCATGGCGTGACGGCGGTGCCAGCCTCCAGCCTGACCTGGGACAGCGTCCCGGCATTGAACTCGATCGTGGTATTGGCGCCCGCGGTGATGGACGCGATCGTGACCGGAGCTGCGGCATAGGAGCCGGCGCCGACGCGGCCCTGAGCGGTGCCGGTCCATGACAGCATGTAGCCGCCACCAGCGAGTGCCGCGCCCTCTACGACCTGCTGCAGCGTTCCTGCGGTGATGGTGATCGTCGTGCTCGGCCCTGGGCTTTGGCTGAACGTATAGGTGCAGCCGCCGGCGCCCGCCTTCCAGCGATCATGGCCGAACGCCCCGGAGGCCAGTGCGGTGCCACTGACATAGGTGCGTTGGTTGACCGAGAAGCCGGTATTGTTGGCGTAGTTCTGATTGCGCGTTGCCGCCGTAACGGTGGTCGTGACCTGCGCGGCAGTCTGGTAGCCGGACGGGTTGGTGGCCGCATACCGGCTCGTATCAACCGGATGCACGTGGTCGGCGCGCGCCCAGGTCGTGCCACTGCCGATCGCCGCCGTGCTGTCCATTGCGGGCGTGGTCGAGGATGCGACGGGAATGCTGGTGGTCAGCGCATAGGGACTGAGGCTCGCGGTGACATTGGCCGCGGTCTGATACCCGGCCGGGTTGGTCGCGTTGTAGGGCGTATAGGTGAGGGCCGTCGTCACGTCGCCCGAGGTCAGCGTGACCGCGCCGGTGCGGGTGTTGAAGCTGTTGACCCCGCCCGCTGGCCCGGTGGCACCCGTCGATCCGGTGGCGCCAGTGTCGCCCTTGGGGCCTGTTGCTCCAGCCGGACCTGGAGGGCCGGGCACCGTGCTGTCGGCGCCTGGTGGTCCAGCCGGACCCGGCGGGCCTACCCAGCGCTCAGGATCAGGCGGGCCGGAGGCGTTGTTGGCGTAATCACGGTAATGCAGCCGGTAATCATCGCCCGAAGCTGGCGGTGTTGGTGCCGGCGGTTCCGTTGGCGTCGCTGAGCCTGGATAGTCGCGATAGAACAGGCGATACGCCATCGTGGCTTGTCCCGTTATGGAGGGAAGCGCCTAGGCTGCGGCAATGAGCGATGAGCAGATCAAGCTACTGGCCACGGCGCTGAACAATCTCGGCGTCGGCGCGTTGCTTGCCGGCACCATCGTGCCTGCGGTAAGCGGGCAGAGCAGCTCCCTGGCGTGGTATGTATTCGGCGTCGTCTGGATCGCCATCGCCCAATTGGTCATCGGAGAACTGGAATGAGTCCCGACCTGCCGCTGTGGATTGGCAGTGCCATCGGCGCCGTTGCCATCGTCGTGTTGCTGATCCGACAGGCGCGCCGGCGCCACCGCTAGAAATACTCGGCCTGGACGCGCTCGCCGGATGTCGGCAGCGCGATCACCGCAGCAAGTTGGCGCATCGCCAGCATCATCTCGGTGGGGTTGGCCTGCTGCCCGAACTTCGGCGCCAGCAATGCCGCCGCCAGCATTTCATACGGCGTCGCCGCATAGTCTGGCACATCTTGACTCGACCATCGTGCCAGGCCGCGCGCCACAAGATCCGTATGCACGGCCATCACCGCCTCGACCGCCACGTCATGGCTCG